GGAAGCGGTACATCCGATTACAACGAGCTATCCAACAAGCCTTCCATCAATGGTACAACCCTTAAGGGAAACATGAGCTTTGAGGAATTAGGGATACAGCCCACAGGGGATTACGCCACTAGGGACGAGATACCGGTATTGCCAGACAATATTGTGATCGATCCCAATTACACGCATACGGATAACAACCTTACCGATATCTTGTTGGAAAAGCTCAACGGATTGAGTAACTACGATGACACGGCGTTAAGAGTGGCTTTAACCTCCGAGATCAGCAGGGCGAAGGAGGTAGAGGGGGATCTTGACACGGCCATAAGAAAAGTTGCTTCCGATCTGTCCACGTTTATAACGGGAGATCCGGACGCGGACAATGTCATCAACAGATGGCAGGAGGTGGTGGAGTTCTTGTCCGGTATGACAGAGGATAAGGATATGGCCGGAGTGTTGCTGGATTTGAGGACACAAATGACTGAGGAGATTGCCTCCACGTTATCCGGTTACTATACCTCCGGTCAAGTTGATGATAAGTTCGTGGCTAGGGTTATTGGAAGCCGCCTTATGACCGAGGATGAGGGGCAAAAGATCGCAGGATTGGACGCGGCTTTGCAGAGAAAGGTTGACAAGGTCGATGGGAAGGGTCTTAGCTCTAACGATCTTACGAATGAATTGCTCGAAAAGATCAGAGGGTTGTCCAATTATGACGACTCCACCATAAAAGGTGAGATCACGTCCATAAAATCGGATATCGATACCTTGCTAGGGGAAGGGGCCAGCGATGCTATAGACACGTTTCATGAGATAGAGGATTTCTTGCGTGGAATAACCGATAAGCAAACGCTAACGGGCCTACTCGATGATCTTAAGAAGGAGGTGACGGCGATCATCCCGACCAAAACAAGCCAATTGCAGAATGATGACAATACGGTCAAGGACGCAAGTTATATACACACGGATAATAACTTTTCCAATAAGGATAAAACCAAGTTGTCAGGGATAGAGGAAGGCGCGAAAGTCAATGTTAATGCGGATTGGAACGCTACTGAAGGAGATGCATTGATATTGAATAAGCCAACATTAGCTACTGTAGCTACATCTGGTAGTTATGCAGACCTTAGTAATAAACCTACTATACCTACTGTGGATGTTAATAAGGAATATGTCGATACTCAATTGGCTACTAAATCTGACTTACCAGATTATACAGTATTTGATATTGTTATGGAGATAGCATCAGGTGTCACCCCATCTATATCTCAGGAAAATTATAATAAATTATTAGAGCGGCTTCCAAGCAATTCTGTCAATACACTACCAGTCAGAGAT